TTGGTGAATTATTCTGCTGACAGCAATATCACCCCGACAAAAAGAAACCATCCCCAGCCATCAGTGCCCTGTACAGCGAGGTAAGCCGCAGCGGCAACGCAGATTGCCGGAGGGATGTATTTCATTTATGACTCCTTATTCAAAGCTGATATGCTGTTTTTTTTTGCTTTGGGGTAATGGAATGGAAAGGTTTAAAAATATTGTCTGGCCTTGCATCACCGCAATTGTGATAAGTCTTTCATGGGTGTTAATCAATGGAGATAAAGTCATTGATAATATAGAAAAATTCAAAGTCTGGTACGATACATCAGCCGCGCTAGAAGGTGTATGGAACAATTCAACTGAATACGATATTGATCCTCCTGAATGGCTAACCAATCAGCAGGACGAGGTTGAAGTTAGACTGACGATCAAAGGTTCAATAATTGATGGAACAATTGGATCAGGTAAGCTAAAAAAGCTCACTCATAATTTTGACTATGTCTTGCTTACTGGAAAAAAACGTAGTTTTCGCGACACCCTTGACGCCTATGCCTTTGATTATGTTTTAGGTAAAAAAGTCCATTTTGGTTCCTTCACTATCACAAGGGATGGAGAGCGACTGGTAGTGAAAGCTAATGAAGATGCGCAAAGATACTTCCCAGCAGAATCAATTTTAATCAAAAAATCTGATGTTGCTTTCCCGCCAATAACACCCAAAGACTTACCCAATAAAGATGGCAAGCATGATGAATAGCCACCAAAGATTGTTTCTGTACAAAAAAAGATAGCCCGCAAAAAGTAGCAGGAAAAAGCTCATTTCTGCCCCCACGCACACACCTCACGCTCAATCTCGCGACGCGTTACCAGCCCTTTCCACTGCCTGCCGCCTGCATACGTCCAGCGTTTAAGCTCGTTACAGGCTCCGGCATGGTCCCCGGCGTTGAGTTTTTTCAGCAGCGTTGACCGGGCAAAAGCCCCCGTCCCGACGTTATACGCAAAGGAATAAAACGCCGCTCTCTCGCTTTCCGGAATGCTGACCTTAATCAGCGGGTCAACCTGCGCTTTCACACGCTTCAGGTCTTTCTCCAGCAGTGCGTCACATTCCGCATCGGTGTACCGTTTACCGGGTATGATGTCTTTTCCCGTGTGCCCGTCACATACGGTGAGTACACCTGCCACATCGCGGTAAGGGATATAGCGTCTTCCCTCAAGTCCGTCATGACCGCCCAGCAGTGCCGCCGCGATAGCCACAGCGCCAGCCCCGCCCGTAATCAGATGTTTAATTTTTATCTGCATCATCCCGTCCCTCAGATTCAGCTATTTCAGCTATCAGTGCTGTCGCTGCGCTGTCCGGCCTTCGGGCTATCTGCTCCAGTATCTGGTTACGTTTTTCAAGCGCTGCCGCCATCCTTGCCTGCGCACGTTCGGATTTCTTTTTGTAATGCCGGTTTACCCAGAACGTGCCAATACCGAGAGCAATACCAATCAGCGCCCCGTAGTCGTGTACTGTCCACTGCGCAAAAAGGCCGCTGATAAACGCCCACAGGTAGGCCAGCCACGTGGTGTGCCTTTCGATGTTCAAAATGAATGTCCTGCGAATGGATAAAGAAAAAGCCGCATGTCGCGGCTTGCCGAAAAATCCCTGCGTTCGTTAGTCTGGAGTCTGGCCTTTCAGCCCGCCGGTGCTGGCACACTGACGTTCAACTTAACTACCGGAGGGATGGCTGTTACTTCTGGTTAAGGAAACAGAAATGAAAAATGACAATTCAGAATATAATGTTCATCAGCGTTTTTTATGATGAAAATTTAAGAAAAATCTTCACGTTGCAACAACTAACCACCCAGATGCTTTGCTCATTTATTGTCGCATCTGGAAACAAGGATACTTTCGTCGAATACATTAAAAATGCTTCGGTGGTTTCTGGCAGCAATATGGAAAGCCAGATGGAATATGCAAGAGATATCGTGCTTAAGATGTTTGAAACAGTTAAGATATCGTAACATTATTAATAAGTATCATTCCCGACTCAACTTTAAATGGTTGAGCTTCTTTTAATGCTTTACCATCCAGCGCCTCATCTGCGGGGCGCTTTTCCGGATAGTCAGCACCGGAATCATCTCCCACCCCAGCAACAGAAAGCTTACCGTTTTTATTTACAACCCTGATTTGGTGTTTACCTCCACACACAATCTCTTTATACATGCTGACGATTCGTTCGCGTGCTTGCGCAAGAAGCTCTTCTTTGTACTGTTCCAGTGTTTTGCCTTCCACCAGCGGAACAGAAACATGCATTGTGCACATTGAAAGGAGATGAGGGTATGGTCCGACCTCAACTTCAACGATCGAGGATACATAACCAAATCCGGAGAATTTTATATCGCTAAGGTTCAGTTTCATTTTTTTTGTCCTCAAACTGAAATATGAAAAAGGCCGCGCAATAGCGCAGCCTGTTAAACGGGTTACGGGGTGTAATCACGTCCGTGTTACCCTGCCTTTCCTGTATCCGCCAGCACAAAATCAATCAGCATATTCGCTTCGTTAACCAGGCTACGGATTTTTGATACATGTGCCGCTTTTACCGACTTCCACTCATTCAGTCCTGTCCCGAACAGGCTGGCAATCCCTTTATCGCTTTTCATGTCCGCGCAGGCCTGGTTGAGTTCTTCCATCACACTGGTCTTTCGGGGATTAACGACGATACCTTTCGTCCAGTATTCGTAGAGAACGTCGTCACACTCCGCCTGGTACTGAATGACCTTATCGCGGATTTCGGGCCTCACCTTGTTCGGGCTGATGGTGGCAAGCCAGGCCGATAACTTACGCAGGGCAAGACACACCATCTCCTGATCACCACCAATCGAAGGTATGGTCATTTTGATCATACCTTTTGCAAAGCGCTGATTTAACTTACGAAGCTGTGGCTCCCATGTCATCCCCATCCCCTTAACAATGGGCTTCATCGGGGTATAAGGTTCGCCGTTGTGGTTAACAACATAAAGCGCATTTCCATGAAACGGTACGGTGATAGTTTGCATAGCGTTTACCTTATAAAAATAAGCCTCGTTGCCCAGAAACACCGCCCACAAAGAAGCCGCCGCTTATAACGGTGATTCTCCGAGGCTTATTTCTGTAAGGCTTTGTGGTTGATATACGCCGGGCATGGCGCTGTTTACTGCGGATATAAAAAAGGCCGCGCATTGGCGCAGTCCGTTATTTTTGTCATCCGCCTGAGCTTGACGGACAACAGAAGAAATTACTAAGGTTGAGTCGCTTCCGACGAGGCAGAAAAAAAAGACACTCTTATATCCTATGACTTTTCGCCCGTTTCACCAGATGCGGGCTTTTTTTTTGAGAACTCTGACGATGAATGCCTGGGGAAAAACTGCTTGTTTTTATCGGAGTTGCTTTTATTGTGTGACTGGTGACACATCTGCACAGCCAGATATGGTTTTGACATCGGTGCCGGATTGAGCGCATCAATCGTCGTCGGGTAACTGGAGCGGTCAGCAGGAATCGAACCCACATCATCAGCCTGGAAGGCTGAGGTAATAACCGTTATACGATGACCGCATGGTCCGCCACCGGGGATTTGAACCTCGTACCAACAGCTTAGAAGGCTGCTGCTCTGTCCTGATGAGCTAGTGGCGGTGTGGTGGCCCTTGCCGGACTTGAACCAGCGACAAAGCGGTTATGAGCCGCCTGCTCTTACCACTGAGCTAAAGGGCCGTCTGGCATTGCGGTGCCGGGTGCCTCCCGGTGGACCTTTCCAGTCACCAGATCCGCGTCTCGTCTACGTATCCCATCAGAGAAATTTGACTGTACGCCCATGCGCATAGCTGGATTCACCGCAACGGCTGGATATTAACGCAATCAGCCTTGTTCATTCAATGCCAGATATTGGTTTTATACAACACATCATGTATAGCGTTTATATACACTACACGAGAAACACTATGATCAAAAGCTTTCGCCATTAACGGTAACTGGCGACTGACGTTTCGCTTTGATGGCGAAGATGCGATCCTTGTTGACTATCTGGACTACCACTAAGGAACGATTATGAGAATGCACAACCCCGCACATCCCGGCGCTGTTCTTCGCGAATACCTGGGGGATGTTTCTGTTACCGATGCAGCAAAAGCGCTCAATGTTACGCGTGCCGCGCTTTCCCGTATTTTAAACGGAAGTGCGGGTATTTCTGCTGATATGGCACTGCGTCTCGAAGCAGCTCTTGGAACCAGTGCTGAAATGTGGACCGATATGCAGTCTCAGTACGAACTTTGGGTTGCATCGCAGGGTAGCAGGCCAGAAATTAAACCTATTTTTTCTCACGCATGAAAGCTTATATGCTGCCAACAAAAACCCGCACATATGGCGGATTAGCGTGGTGTTCGTCGCCTCGCGATACAGCTTTGCGAAGCATACTGTGATTGAAGCAGTTTGTGGCTAAAAATGCAATAAAAGGCCGCGCCGTAGCGCAGCCCTGAATGGTTGCCAGATAAAACGACACTGAATTTTACTGCGGTGTCATTTTTTGATACTATACAAGCATGAACAAACGACACCAGAAAACGCTGTCAGATGTGTTCAGTCGCCCGGTCAGTGGAACAATAAAATGGTCTGATATTGAATCCATGTTTATCGCACTCGGCGCGGAAGTTCACGAGAGGGAAGGCTCAAGGGTTGCGGTTTTTCTCAAAGGTGAAAAGAAAATATTTCACCGACCACACCCCAGGCCAACCACTGACAAGGGGGCGGTTAACTCCATCAGGATATGGTTAGAATCATTAGGAGTAAGACCATGATCAATATTTTAAACATTGATGGTCAGAAGGCCGTCATCACCTTCGATCCGGAAATCGAAATGTTTCGCGGTGAATTTATCGGTCTGAATGGCGGCGCTGATTTCTACGCTTACAGCGTTGAAGAACTGAAAAAAGAAGGTGCCGAATCGCTGCGTATTTTTCTGGATGAGTGCCGTAAAGATGGCACAGAGCCTTATAAGTCATTCAGCGGCAAAGTCACTACCCGCCTGTCGCCTGAACGTCATAAAGCGTTAACTATCGCTGCTCTGGCTACCGGAATGTCTATCAATGAGATGCTGAATGAGGGTGTGGATCTGGTTATCCAGAAACATTCCTGACCCTTCTTACAACAAGAAACCCGCTCAGTGGCGGGTTCTTTTTGTGTTCATGTCCGTTATTCGCCTCGCGATACAGCTTTGCGAAGCATACCGTAATTGAAGCAGTTTGTGCGTAAAAAAGCAATAACTTTTTATCTGTAATCGAAAGCGTCTCGCATTGGAAGATACAGCATATATTCTGTTACTTTCATCCAGTGCGCAATTCGCTTTTCACATGTACTAAAACACCACTCCGGGTGTTGTTCATTCAGCCGTTCTGCCATTTTTCGCTTACTCATCCCCCAGCCTTCATAATGCTGGTGAAGAAGTGCTTTCAGCGCCGGATGGTCAGCAAGAACCTCTCCAATCACGCGATCAATTTTCATCGCCTCGGTATCCGTACAGAATGCCAGGTGGCTTTTTTGCTTGCCGTCTATCATTTTGCGAAAAAACAATTCCAGTTCCGGCTTACTTAACCCCGATCGCCTCATTCGACGAAGCGCTTCATTAATAGCCGTTTTGGTGAGTTTTTTTGAACGTAGTAACTGATTAAACATATTGCCAGGCTTACCGCCGCCGATGTACGACCATCTTCCCCACATACGTAGTTTCCCCTGAATCCATACACTCTCCAGCGTATTGAGACGAAGATGCTCTCCGGTTTTTCCTGTACTGGTTGGGTAAATCATCAAATAAGGCCCTCTTCTCTCCAGATTTCCTGGGTGCGGAAAACCCCCTCAGCGTGCATCAGGCGTAATTCCTCTTTGGTGTAGTCACGGGTTTTTACCCGACCGTCGATCAGATCGTGGCATGAGTTACAGGCGATCGCGGCCTGCATATCGTCAGGTTTGGTCGCCGTTCCGCAGGTTCCGGCCAGACGATAGTGAGCAAGAACAGTAGTTTCAGGGTTATGATTGCAATAGCATGGGATTCTTACCTGGCACTCACGACCGCGTGCCGCTTTTCGTAAATCAGCCATCATGCCTCCTGCCTGTCGCGCAAAAGCTGATATTCACAACTCTGCGGAATGGTCAGGTGACAGCCGATGTCCATCGCCCATGCTTCAACCTTGCACAGGAAAATGTACATGTCGCCGGTATCAAGATCGGAAGTGTGACGTAATGACTGAACTGTAGTTATCTCACCGGAAACGACATCTACACGCTCTTTTGTTTCGTAACCGAGATAAGTATGTTTCAGGGCATCCTTCACCCACTCTTTCGTCGCGAAGGACTTGCCACGCCTGATCAGATATTCGCTGATTTCGGCGTACCACATGTGGCTAAGGGAATTCTGTGAAAGGCTGCGCTTCTCACGCCAGGGCTTCAGTATCAGGCGGAATGATTTACCTTCATCAAGGTATGGCTTGATCTCCTTGCCTATAGCTGCGAAATTTCCACGATGAAGTTTGATGCCATCCTGAGGCAGGTTCATACGTCACCTCCGAAGAGGCTGAACGATGAATACAGAAAACCGCCACTCTCCGGCTTCGCCGGGAGCGGTATTCCTGATGGGGTGTGTTTGGCAAGTTGTAAATGCACCTTTACCTCCCGGTAATGGTGCAACAGGCGACCAGTTGTTCAGGCTGGCTATCGAAGTATACGGTGTTTCACTGGATGGTGCAAAACGCCATAAGTAAATCGCATGAATCAGATGCTTGCCTGGTGCGTATAAAAAATATTAGAATGTCTCTACAGATTTTTGTTGTAAACACTCAGGAGTGATTATGAAGCGTAAAAGTGTGGCTTTGTTACAAGCTATCGGTTCAGTAATCGCCCTGAATCCCACCATTATTCCATCAGCCAACGCTACAACCAATCCAGTATCTGCTTTGCGCCAGGATGCCAGGGCCATCAACGGCGATTTCAGAAAAGCGATGGTTGTATATAATGTTGACGGACTGAGTGATGCCCAAAAAAGCGGACAATAAAAGCACATCCCTCAAAAATACCGATAACAAAACGGATGATCTGGTTGCCAGAGTCATTGAGAACCCGGAGGTTTTAAGTCGAGTTCTTGATACACCGAAAGCACAGGCCATTGTACTCAAACATTTTCAGGGACCTGTTCCCCCTCCTGCTATGCTCAAAGAGTATAATGATGTCATTCCTGGTCTGGCGAATCGACTGGTTGAGTTGACCGAAAAAGAGCAGTCTCATCGACACAACATAGAAAGCGACAACGTAGAGATATCCAGACGTGGGCAAATCATGTCGTTTGTCGTTGTATTAATCATAATATTTGCGGCCATTCTATTTGGTTTAAATGGCAATACCGTTTTGGCTGGAATACTGGTGGGGATTGACCTTGCTGCGCTTGTTACCGCCTTCATTGCTGGCAAATATTACTCCATCAAAACGGCAGACAGTGATAATGGCTAATCCCCCGCATCCGGGCGAAATTATCGCTGATGTGCTTGATGATCTGGACATTGGTATTCGTGAGTTCGCGCGTGCTCTCAATGTCGCGCCTTCTACCGTACAGCGTCTGATCTCCGGTCAGGCGGCTGTATCGCCTGAAATGGCTGTCAAACTGGCGGCGGTTATTGGCAGCACTCCCGATATGTGGCTACGTTTGCAAAGCGCTTATAGTCTGGAAAAAGCTGAACGGGAAATTGACGTATCGCATTTAACACAGTTGTACCGACCGGAACCTGTTTCTGCCAGAAACTGATCCCTACACAAAATTGATACTATTTTGTTGAAAACATTGTTAAACTAAAAAAGCGCCTGCTTGATGTAGGCGCTTAATGTTATGGACAGTTAGAATTATCTCTTAGTCGAGAGATAATTCTAAATCAAACTAATTTAAGGGAAGGTTTATTATTTGATCTGCCTGTGTTTATTCCATCTCCATTAATAACTGTTAGTTTGAAAAGTAAATGTGTTAACTCGTCAGTAGGGATTGATAACATTGTAGAAAGACCAGATATCCCTATCCCTTCTTTTTTCAGAGAAGCCAGCAATTTATCGATAACTAATGACTTCTCTCGCGCAATTCCGTTAACTTCACTTTTTCGTAACCCTCGTTTCGTAGCTTCAACCATTAGCGATCTGTATTGCCACTCCGTCAATATACCGACATTTTTCATTCTTACAATAAGTGCTACCGATGAAACAAGCCAGTTTCCTTTGATCGAAATAATTCCATCCAAAGTTGGAAATGCCATCTTTGTTGCTAATATTGTCCGCTTAGGCATCAAAAAAGCTGAAGCAAAGTTATCCGCCTCTTCCTCCGCACTTTTCCCTTGGGGAGAGCCATGCCGATGGAGCACCAGATGTCCAAGTTCATGAGCTGCATCAAAACGACTTCGCTCACCTGTTTTTTGAGTATTTAAGAAAACATATGGCGTATCGTTTTTCCAAAAGGAGAAAGCATCAACATCAAGAGTGTTCTCAGCTAAAGAAAAAACTCTGACACCATTAGCTTCTAATAAATGAACCATATTCGAAATACTTTTTACACCCAGCCCCCATTTTTCCCTAACAATCTCAGCGGCGACTTCTGGTTCAGAGTCTCTCAAATTAGGGATATTCATACAAGGAAGATTAAACACATTTTCGAAATAATTATTAATCATTACACCTAAACTGCCAGCCGCCTCTGCCGCATGTTGCTCCGCTGCTTTTAAATTTTTTAGTGAACGAAAAGAAACTGTTGAAGGATCAACAAAATCCACGTCCTTACCATAAAAAAAACTTACTGGATAACCAAGAGTGTTGGCTAAAATGCTCAGCGTGTGCTCGCTTGGGCTAAAAAGAGAATCATATTTTTCATACTCTGCCACAGATTTAGAAGAAAGCCCGGTTGCCGCAGCTAATGCGCTATATGTCATTTTTCTACGCAAACGAGCAAGTTTCAATCTTTCAGGATTAATCTCCATTTTTCTACCAATCATTTACGAGATACATCAATGTCAATTTGATCATTAAATTCTTTGTTAGGTGTTTCAATAGCTGCAGTAAATGGAACAGAAGGAAGAATTATTCTTTCTGACCAGTGAGCTATTTTATTATGCCCATTAAAACCATTCATTCCACTCGGCAAAGAAAGCTCGCATCTAACATCTTTAGTTGCATGGTCAAAAAAATAGAGAAAAACATAAGTTTTTGTTGAGTCTATAGATTTCTCTTCAGTTTCTGAATGACTATCAAAATCATTAGAAGAGAATAAATTTAAATTTCGAGATACTAAATCTTCAGTCGCTGCCCCTTTACAATTTTTTGTTTTAGGAAATCCATCTAATAAACCAGTGTCCTTATCACCACTGGTGATAATTATACTTAAACCCAGATCTGAATTTACCGTATATTCAAGCCCGCTATCCCTTGTATAGTTCCATCCTCTGCTATCCGATAGAACGCTTTCCCTGAAGGCTGCGACCATTTCCAGCCAGCCGTATGTCATAGCTCCTGTTTTTGGATGCAATGGCGAACTACGGCGACTCTCATAGATAGCTCTGGAAATAGCGAATACAAAATCATCAGCAGATAATCCCATAACCCCTAGTTTATCAGTAGCCTGTTGTTCTATATATATTTTTTGATTTAGCATAACATCATCCCCGCTGCTCACTTCCGATTATTAAACCTCATTTGAGGGGATAAAACAAGAAGTCTTATAAAAGATCGATACCCCATTAAGATTTATCTGCACACATCACAACAGCGATCTTAAACTTATCAACAGCCTCAGACAGAAACTCTCGGATCTCCCTCAATCTCATGCTCGTTCTCACGGTTCCTGAACACCACATAGATATCGCTGGTGTATAGGGTTTATAGGTTCTATGCCAATGCTGATACCTGTAAGGCTGCCCTTATGCCAATCAACTTCACGCCAGAAGCAGAAGAGGATCTCGTTACAGATATATCACTAACCAGGTCGGCCAGTCGGTTGCAGATGGATATCAGTAGGCTTTTTTGTCAAAAGTTGACTATTTTTACCTGCGGGCAATAAAGTAAAAAGCCATATAAAAATTTGTAAGTAAATTAAGGGGTCGTTATGTCTATGGTCTTTTGTCGGGGATGTGGTCGGGAGATTCATGAATCAGCAAAGACATGTCCTCAATGTGGAGCTACTCAGTCTGTTGCGTCCGGAGAGAAAAGTCGCATTACCGCTGCTCTGCTGGCATTTTTTCTGGGAGGGCTCGGTGTTCACAAATTTTACCTGGGGAAGACTGGCCAGGGGTTTCTTTACCTTATCTTCTGCTGGACATTCATACCTGCAATCATCGCTTTCATTGAGTTCATTATCTATCTGTGTGACTCGGATGAAAATTTTGCGCGAAAATATGGTTAACCCATAAACCATAAACCGGACTCATGCAGTGCTCTTATATCCCCGCTCTGAAGGACAGGGTTTTGCGGAGCACTGCATAAATCGTCGCGGGTAGACGCATACAATCGGCAACATCAGCGATGTTCCTTTCCAGTGGAGAGCTGGTCAATAAGCGCGTCAATTTCGGCCATAACAGCATCATGTGGAACGGCCGGGCGTGTGTCGGCCAGGCTGGCGGCTACTTTGGCTTTCAGCCACTCATTGTAACTGGCTTCCTGCTCTACAGTCTCAAACTCCGATACGATCGGGGAAAGTACAGTACCCATGACGACCTCCGGTTAATGTATACATTCTACTGAGTTTTACAATCTGTTCATGATAAACGCCGGTATTATTCATGCTGCACTGAGGCGTAAACAATTATGCGAAGAAGTATGTTCGCCATTAACTATTATCATTATTCATCTATTTGTCGAACTTGATTTCCAAAGTATCTCAAAACTTTAGTTGTTCTACCGTTGATAACAGGTAACTCTTCCTGATTTATCCAGCCTATAAGCTCTTGAATATTCGATTTACCAAAGTGGTTTAACTTATATTCCCTATCGTAAATACAGTCAGCCATTCGCGATACAGTATCCCCTGTGCCGTATAGAAGATACGTCAGCGTGTGTTTGACCTGTTTTTCTCCATTTTGCTCAATGAATGAAGATTTCAATGTTTCGAGACCACCTTTGAAGAATCGTAATCTGTAATTGAATGAATGTAATACACATAGAGCATCGACTATATTATCCATTGATGCTGATTTTATTGAAGTTGTTGAACCCAGTACCCTTTTAATTAAAGGGTAATTAACTGGTACAACCTGCTCTTCAAAATCCCCCAATTTCGTTGTTAACCATTCATCAATAAGTCTTGATGTTTTGTTTTCTTGTTGTTCATTCCATCCAAGAGGCTGGTCTTCCCAGGTATCTTGAATTGCATAATGTTCCCGCACAAATCTGAAAAAAGAGTCAATTTCTAACCGCAACGGAATTAATTCCTCATCGACTTTCCTTTTGTGTTTTTTGTACACATTTTCAATACGACGAAATGCCGTTACAGCCTCTTGATAAGATTTCTGATAAGTACTCAAGAATATAGATTTATTAGTAGTTTTCTTGCTGCCACGGAAGATGTTCGAGAAATTAATATCACTCATTCTTTCGGTAATGGTATTTTCCATTTTTAACAAAGTTGTGTTTACTTTTGAGAATTTACTATAAATGTTGCTGTATTTTTTTATAATATCTCTTGTTAGAACTTCAGCTTCATCCCAATAGTCAGCAAACAGTTCTTGAAGTTCCGCGAATCGAGGATCTTCAGCGTCCAATCCCACCATAACCTCTTGGTTAGTTAAAGTGGCAGATCGAGTTAGGTTCGCGGAACCCAATAAGATTGTTTTATCACCAAAAATGTATAGCTTTGGGTGAAAAGAATTACTTGTGAAGAATCTTGCTTCTACGTTTTCGTAATTTAGAAGTTTTTCAAGTGCCACTGGTGAGGTTGGAAAACCAAGGCGAACAACGATTCTCAAATGACACTTTCTAACAAGGAATTCATCAACAACATCAGATTCTGTAAAAAATGCTGTGGCAAAAAATAGATCCATGCCATCTTCAATATGATTGATGATACCGTTTTTTATGAAGTCATTCTTTGAAGTTCGATTAGTATACAGATCCATGCTTTGGCTCTCATTCCTGTTTCTCGCCAGTAAAAGTAATTATTTGGATTCAAAATATGTTTACTTTTAAAGTCAGTTACAAACCTTTTTGCATATCTAACTTTTCAGCCTGTTTCTGTTCGTCCCGGTATTTTACAAACCCCATTGATTCATAAACAATATTTAAGTTTCCGTTCCCTCTTTTTATTCCTTGCAAAGATACAGATATACCCACATCACTCCCTTTAATCGGTGAATAAAATGAGACATAAGATCTACAACCTTGATATCTTAGACACTGATAAAACTCATCAGATTCTGTGTATAGTTTTCTCCCTATATACTCGTAAGAAACGGGCTTTCCCATACTTTATCACTCAAAACTTTCTTATACTATTTATATATTAAGCCCTTCAGCTCCAGTCATATCATCTGATACATCCTTAGAAAGAATAACTTTTACCAAACCATATTTATCATCAACAATAACCTCTGAATCAAATCCGGGAAGTTTAATCGGCGTGTTTTTTAACGCATAAACTTTCATTCTTCCAGATTCATAAACCTGAGATGCTTCATTATTTTTTATTAGCTCGCTGGCATTTTCTCCCCAATTTAGACCAAGCGGGGCAGTTATATCAGTTAATTCTGTAGTATCAACAAAAACTGAAAGTATAAAAAAGCAGTTAATAAAAAATAATTTCTCATGTAAATTACCTTCCAATAAACATGCATAATTTGATTACAAGTTAATCATCCGCAGATACCCTATGTCAAGTTTTGTGATTCCGTTTTACAATTCAATAAGTAAACATACTTTCACCCTAAACGCCAACGCATTCTAGTTACTAGGCTAACCCAGATATCCGTAAAAACAGCGCATGGGGTACACTCCTATCCCATGCGCCTACATTTAACTTTATTGACTGTGATAGTTTTGCGTTTTTCAGCAATAATATTTAGTCCAGATACTGATGAATTTGTGAAACCCGCCCTTTAATTAAATATTCTCCTTGTAACTCAATGTTTTTATAGGATGGATTAAGCGATTGTAGATATATATTAGGTCCATCTATTGCCACTTTTTTCAAGGTTACGCTTCCTTTTCCCTTCATTTGAATAAGAACGATTTTCCCATCCAGATCCTCAATGTTTTGAGTACATGGAGTGATAAGAACTGTTGAGCCATCAGGGATGGTCGGTACTCCATTAGGGTTAGTCATTGCATCCCCTTTTACTTCAAGCAGAAAGGAATTATTTTTTTGTTTAGTCATAACATCAGCCCATCTATTAATGCCGGGAGTATCGGCAACTGGATATGTCATATCCCAATTACCGACCTGTTCCCACGTTAAAACGGGCAGCTTTGTTACATTGTTCTGAGAAGCGACCAAGGCTAGGCGCAAATCATCATCCGACTTGTCTTGAGTGTCTTTTCCATAAAGAATCCATTCAGGTGACTGCAACAATACCTTTGCTAATAAATGCAGATTCTCACCATCCGGTTTCGTTTGCCCTGCCTCCCATTTTGTAACAGAAACACGAGTTACTCCAAGGGTTTTGGCTATGTTGTCTTGAGTTAGTTTTAACTCTTTCCGTCTACTACGGATTCGTTCGCTAATAGTCGATTTCATGTAATTAAGGTTACACGATATACGTGTTACTTTGGTTGACATTTCAATGTAACTATTGTTACCTTATAGTCACCGTATTAAGGAGATCTCAATGTATAAAGACGATGTAGTCCGATACTTCAAAAAAAAGATCTCCGTAGCAGAAGCCTTGGGCCTTTCACATGTTGCCGTTGTCAAATGGAAATCAATTATTCCCAAGTTGAGAGCTATGGAACTGGATAAATTAACCAACGGAGAACTGAAATATAAACCAGAACTTTATGCAAAAAAGATAACAGATAAAAAAACAAAAGAGGTTGAACAACAATGATCACCCCTGAAATCGTGGAAATGTGGGCGCGGCGTATCACTCAGGAAGAGGCCACACGCCTCATCACAAACGAATGGTTTAACCAGCCTGAGCGCCCTTCCCTTGCCCTTCATCAGATAGAGCAGGCTGACGGCAGCATTGACTACGCCGCGTGGAGCAGAAACCGCATCAATCTGTTTTCCCGATGGCTTACCTGCCGCACGGATGAGCAGCGCAAGAAATTCAACCTGCTGCTGCCGGCGATCACCAGTGCCATCAGGAGTAACGATTTTGACCTGTATTCCACCATGACCGCTTCCGGTAGCGTGGAATACCTGCTTTCGCGGGTTTTAAAAAAGCGGATGTCGCAAGCTCAGTATTGCTTGGTGCTCCTCTCTCTGACGTTGAGCGAGTGTGTGACGAGGCTATTCATGCGTTACAGGCGCTACGCAATGGCTACCGTCAACAGAATCAGAGACATGACCAGTGATATCCCTGCTGCTAACACAAGGAGTTAAACAGATGAACGAGAAACCTTATATCAATACCGGCGATATGTCGGAAAGCGATGCTAAAAAATGGATTCTCTCGATGGCTAAAGTTGCTGATGTGTTGGGCACTCCTGCTGGTGCATTTCACTTTCTGGCAATGAGTCTGCCATCCCTGGCTGAAAGTTTACAGGATTTACTTGATGACACCCGACTAAAAATCAACTTTCTGGAGTCAGTTCAAATAGATCGTTCGGCAGGTCGTCCCATTTCAGTTCACGAAGAACTGGAAGCCCTTCGGCGTATTGATGATTCTCTCTCCTGTGCTTTTCAAATAATTCGCCAGTCGCTCGAATTGAATTCTGAAATTTATAGTCGGTGTTATGAGCGAAACATCCCAGACGAGGACTCATGATTTTCAGAGCCAAAGGCAGGAGCTTACAGGCTAACACCGTCAGGAGGTTCGGCACCAGATGGGGAGACATGACCAGTGAGTATCTGTTTTTTTCATCATATAGCCCGGAAAAGAGCGTAGCGAGGCGTTATGGCAGCACTTCCATACATGCAGCTTTATATCGCTGATTATCTGGCGGACACCATGCATCTGTCTACCGAGGAGCATGGCGCTTACTTATTGCTGA